TTAATTCAAACTAATTCTGGAGAAAAATTATGTTTTCCTACTTTTGGAACAAACATTAGAACTATATTATCAAAAACCAATATAGAAAATCCTCAAGATTTAATTATGGAAGAAATTCAAAGAGTTGTGTCGATCTATATGCCTTTTGTTGTATTGAATACTTTTTCAAGTGTTATAGACGAATATGAAAGTCAAAAAGGCAATCCTGTTATATTGTTAAATATTGGTTTTTCTATTCCTTCTTTGTCTAACGAACAAAGATTAATTACTATAAAATTAGGCATGACATACTAAAAGAAAGAATTTAAAATGAGCAACAATTACAGACCTGATTTGCAATCAAGAATGCAAGAAGAAAGATTAAAAAATAGAAACTATTTGGTTAAATCATTTGATGATTTTCGAAATGAGTTATTACAATATGCTGTGACATATTTTCCTGACAAGATCAATGATTTTTCATCAACTTCTTTAGGAGGTATGCTTTTGGATTTTGCATCAATCGTAGGTGATACAATGTCTTTTTATATGGATCATCAATTTAATGAACTTGACCCATCTACAGCAACAGAAAATGAAAATATATTGAAACACATTCGAAGAGCAGGCATACAATCTTCTCCTCCTTCACCAGCGACTGCAATAGTTGATTTTAAAATTACAGTAGATCTTGTAAGCGGAGGAAACATTAAAACTAGCCAATTGCCTAAAATTTTAAAAAATACAAGAATTTCAACTAGTTCAGGAATAATTTTTTCTTTATTAGAAGACTTAGACTTTAATGATGGTATTTATAAAAAAGTAACAACAAATACAGATCAAGGTTATAAAATATTGACAAAAGAAGGCTTGTGCATTTCAGGAAATAGAACAACAGAATCTTTTGTCTTTGGAAATTCCACAAACTCATTTCCTCTTGTCTCTTTGACAAATGGGAATGTAACAATGATTGAAAAAGTATATGACGATGAAAATAATGAATATTTTGAAGTAGAATATCTTTCACAAGACACTATTTATAAATCAATTAAAAACAATCTAAACAATGAAAGATACTATGAAATTATACCTGCATCTAGAAGATTTGTCAAAGAGGAAAATCTTTTAACTGGTGAAGTCAACTTAAGATTTGGAGGAGGAAATAATCAAAATGTTGACGAAAATATTTTAATTGATCCTACAAAAGCCGCACTGTCTCTATATGGAAGAGAGTATTTTTCAAAATTAACATTTGATCCAGGCATGCTTCTTAAGACTAACAGTTTAGGTATTGCTCCAAAAAATACCACGGTATATGTCACATATAGATATGGCGGAGGCTTAAATCATAATATTCCTAAGTTTTCTATAGAAGATATTATTGACAAAGAGAACATGATATTTTCAGATGATGCCACAGATAGTGATATAGCATACATAAAATTAAATATTTCAGTTGAAAATCTTGAAAAAGCTACAGGCGGAACCGACGGTTTGAATTTTACAGATTTACAACAAAATATACCAAATGCACTAAAAATGCAAAATCGTATTGTCAATTATCAAGATCTTTTAGGCAGATTGTATTCTATGCCGGCTCCTTTAGGAAGAATTTCAAAGGCTACAATTGTTGACAATAAATATGATTTTTTTAATAAAAATCTATATCTTTTAAGCAAAGACAATGAAGGCTATCTGACAATTTGTTCTGATGCTCTCAAGAAAAATATATCGACATATATCAATGAGTATCGATTAATAGGTGATTCATTTACTATACTTGATGGAATTGTTTTAAACTTTGGAATTAATATTAATATTCGAATCAAAGAAGGAAATGACGCTATCGCTGTTAAAAATGCTGTGATTGAAAGATTAATTAGATTTTGTCGATTCGACTTATACCAAATTGGTCAACCTATTATACTTGACGATATATACAATATTGTAATTAATACTCCAAATGTTTATTCAATAGCCTCTGACAAAAAATATTTTATAACATCAGTAGCAGGCTTTAGAGAGCCGGGCGCTGGAGACACAAGATCACCGTCCGACCTAATAGTCTATTCAAATGATTCTTTTAATCCTATCACAATAAATTATAATGATGTTCTATATCCACCTACTGGGGCGATATTTGAAATGAAATATCCTGAATATAATATTAATGTTAAAGTAGTTCCATCCTGAAAATAATATTGCTATTCAAGTAACTACATATGACGATATTTAATCTTAAGAAATTAAATATTGGAAAAATATGTATATTGTTTATCCTTGCAAAAAAGACACCTACATCACGAACCGAATGTATTTAAATACAGATGGAAAATATGCAAACTTTGGAAGATCATCGACTATTGATTTATATAAAATCTATAATGAAAATTCAAAAATAAAGCAACAGGCTATTTTTAAAATTATATCTAGACCGACCGATCAATTAGAATTTGATTTTAAGAATTTTTCTAATGTTACTTATACTTTTAAATTTGATCACTCTGTAGATATGGTTGACAGTGGATTAGTCAATGATAAAATTATTATAGGATTATTAAATGTAAATAATATTGAAACAATTTCAAATAAGATTAAAGATTTAATTAATACCCCTTACAAAGGAATTATTTGTGAAGTTCATGCTAATACAGGTTTAATCTCGTTAACGCAGGATAAATCAGATTTTATAGATATTGTGAATTTAAATATTCCTATGGACGATACAATTAAATTAATTCAGGATTTTTCTAGAGTTGAATATTCAATAGGTTTATTACAATTCGATATTGAAAAAAACAATGAATATTTCAGCTATGAAAAAGTAAAAGATTATATTTCTATCAATTTAAGCATGAAAGATGTTACATCAGGTATATCAAAACCTAAAGATTATACTTTGGAAGTTTTACCTTTGACAAAAGAATTTAATGAAGGTTTAGGAAGAGACGTATATAATCTTCAAGACATTGACACTGCCAATTTTATTTTAGCAAACTATAACGGGCAAACAAACCAAAAATTTTATTGGGAAACTTCAGGAAGTATAGGATTAATAGAAAAAAGTGGAAGCAATACTGAAACCGATGTTGTAACTCATTGGAATGGAACAGATTTTAAGCAATGCAATCAAACTTTTAAGAATTCAGAAGACCTAGAAATAGACATAACAAATATCTATAAATCTTTTTGGAAACAAAATGATGCATTAATCGATAATGGTTTAGTAGTACAATTTTCTAGTCAAAGTCTTTATGATGATGAAACTTATTTTGCCAAAAGATTTGCTTCTTCAAATGTAAGAAATAGAAGCCTTAAGCCTTCTTTGAATATTATGATTGATGACTCAAGTTATTATGTTTCATCAAATATTAATTTTTATTTTGATCAAGGCAATAACTCTTTGCTTTACAATAAAATTGGTGGTAAATTAACAAATATTAAAAAGTTAGATAATGGTCAAATTATTGATGTAGTCGATGGTGATCTTTCATTAATTATTACGTCGATTGATTTAATATCAGGATCAACAGACCCTGTTTTTATTGATCAATTTAGTGTTTCTCAATTGACAGACATTAAAGATAATCAAAACATAGGAGTCTACAAATCTTCATGGACAATTAGCTCATTAGACAATGATGATATTTTAGATCTATTGTTAACAAAAGAATATCTAGAATTCAAATTTGATTGGAAAAAGCAAGATGCAATAATATTTTCTGAAGTTAAAAAAGTCTATAGAAACACATATCAAACAACAAACACATTCAAAAGATTAAGATCAAATGTTAAGCTTTTTGCTCATGACTTAAGTCTTTTGAATTCAATTTATAAAATGTCTGTTATCTTTTATGATTTAGATGCACAACATGATTTTGTTAAAACTCCTTATGGCCTAGAAGGTTTAGATGTAGGTGATGTTTTTTATGAATTAATCGATTATGACACTAGAGAAATATTGATACCTTTGACAAAATTGCAAAATGCTACAAAATGCATAAAAGAAAAAGATTATTATTGGTTTCCTTTCTTTAATTCTGAATTATTTTATGGTCGTCGTATACAATTTGTTTTTAAGCTTGATCAACAAGAACAAAACAATTTAACAGTTTCTTCAAATGAAATATTTAGGGTAGGTCATAATGGCTAATAATTTTAATAGCAATAATTTTTATTTTGATAAATCGATGTATTTAAAAGATAAAAACAATAGAATCAACAGAGATAATTACACGTTATCTGATGACAATCTTCAACCTAAGAATCCGGATGAATATCAATTTCAATTTTATGATAGATTTGACACATACAAAGGATTATTTAACACTCAACAGTTTATAGGTTCTATTGATTTTGATAATTTTGCAAATCATTGTTTTTTTGACTCGGCTGTATCAAAAACAGAATATGCATTTAATACAATTTATGATAAATTTCCTTTTGATGGCACAAAACAAGAAGTAGATGATTTTTTTAAGAATATTGACGGTTTTACAAAAACTATTTATAATAAATTTGATAAAAACATAGGTTATCTAAGATTTAATAATTCGTATATAAGCGTGCAAAACAAATCAGGTTATATATTTTCTTCTCAAAGAAATGAAAAAATTGATGAAAAAATTTCCAATCCTATTTTAGATCCTGGTTTATCTAGTTTTGCAATAGATTTTAGATGTTATATTGAAGATACTAGCACAGCAAATCAGATAATATTTCAATATCTAGATAGAAACGGCTCTAAGAACAATGGTTTTACTTTTTATATTAAAGATTTTTTTCAAATCGGTCAAAATAAATTTGCCAACGTTGTTTTTCTATTAAGCAACAATGATGATTATGACAGTGTTTCTTTTTGTAAATTTGTCTTAGAAATTAAAAAATGGCATCATGTTATATTGTCAATTGAAAACACAAATAAATCTAATAAAAAATTAAACGTCATATTAAATGAAGCTAAAATTTCATTAGACCTGATGGATTTTTCAAACTCAGGCATTTTAGATTCACAAAAAGTTAAATTTGAAAAATTTATATCTTCAAAAAAAATCAATATTTCAAATTTAACAAACTTTAAAATAGGTGGCAATGGATCAATGCACATTGTAGGAAATACTTATTTCGATTTATCTAGTTTTAACAATTTTAAAGGTTATATTGATGAGTTTCGTTTTTATCATTCCTCTTTAGATGAAAAGTTTTCAATAAAATTCAAAGACAGAAATGTTTATGCAACAGATGCTTTAAAACTATATTTCAGATTTAATGAACCAACAGGAATATATACAAATAACAGCTTGGTTTTTGATCATTCTGGTAACTCTCTCCATTCTAGAATTCAATTTTTACCACAAATTACTGATTCTAATGCTTTTAAAACTGCAATTTCAAACCTTAGAATTAAAACAGTGATAGGCAAATCTCCTTTAAAGTTTGAAGAATATGATCTTAATCCTGTTATAATTCCTTCATATGACACACATATTGCATTAAATGAACAATATTTAGAAGAAGCAACCGCTTATGACAAGTATAATCCTAATTTAGTTTTTAAACTTTTTCCTAGAAATTATTTCATTGAAGGAGCTATTGAAAATAACACTGATGAAATTTATAAAAATGAAAATGTTGAAAAATATTACAAAGAATCAACATATGACTATCCTGGAAGACAAAAAAAAGAAGCACAACAAGCTTTTGCAAATCTTTTAATCATATGGGCAAGATTTTTTGATCAATTGAAACTATATCTACAGGTTTTGCCTAAAATGATTGATCTTGAATATTCTGATATCAATAACAAGTCTAGTGCAGTTAATTTTTTTATTCCTCTTATGGCAAAAATGAGCGGATTTGACTTTAAAGAAATATTAAATAGTCCTACAAATAAAATTCTAGACGGTTATATATTAGGAGCCGACGGTGAAGACAAAAGTGAATTCACATTGAGATTTATTCAAAACGAAATATGGAAAAGAATTTTAATTAATTCTAGAGACATTATTACTTCGAAAGGCACAAAACAATCAATAAGATCTATTTTCAATTCTGTAGGTATTATACCTGAGGATTATTATCGATTTCGTGAATTTGGAACAAATTCAAATAGTTTTGTAGATGAAAGCTTTTCTTTTAGAAGTAAAAATTTACAATATTTAAAATTCAAAGGCAGTACCAATTCAAATAAAGTGGCAATAAGTACTTTGCCTTTTTATGAATATAAAATCAATACTAACAAATTAACAATAAATCCTGGAAATAAATTTAAATTTAATATAAACAGCCAAGGAGAGGCAGATGCAAATTTTAAAAATCTCAATATTGAATTTTTTTTAAACTATGATAACTCGGCTTCTCTAGATAAAAATATATTGATTGAGTCGATATTAAAAATAGAAAAAAATGAAAATAATTTTCCTGTATATTATGAAATAGTCTTCATAAAAGATGACAATTTTTCTAAAAAAGGAAATTTATATCTTTTTTTTAAAAATTCTAGTAATCAAATTTTGTACATTAATGAAATCAACCTGTATAAAAAAATAGAAAATATAGATTTAATGGATGGTTCATATTGGCATTTTTCATTGCAATTTACAAAAAAGAATATCAATAAAATAAAATTGACAATTCAAAGAGCAGGTTTTTCAAATCAATTTGAGAAAATACATATGATAGATTTTGAAACTTCTCAAAATATTCATGTTTTTGATGGTAATGAATCGATTATTTCATTTGGCTCTAGGGTGTCTTTATCTTCTTCTGGTAACAGAAACGGTTCATGTTTGTACTCAAATGAATCAAGCAGTATAGACACAAATCCTTTTTATGGTAAATTTACGAATACTTTAATCGATTACAATCATCTTTTTGAAGAAAATTTAAACTTTAATGGAAATATTTCTTTTTTTAAAATATGGAAATCATATATAGAAGTTAGTCAAAAAGAAATAACATTACATGCAAAAAATCCTTTTTCTGTGTCTTGTGCAGATCTATTATTATCGAACAAGAATAATAAAAAAATTAAAGATTTTTTAATGTTAGATTTAAACATGCAGGAAAAATTAAATGAAGCACAAGATATCAGTTTAACGCCTGGCAGTGACATAAAGATGTCTTCTTGCAATAAAATTATTGATTATAGCCAAAATCTAGATTTATCAACAGATTTTTCTATATATAGAAACATTGTGTCATATGACTTTATACAGTTTACAACATCTTCTGAAAAAGTTACAAGTTATGCGTCTAACAAATCATTGTATCTTGCAGAATTAGATACGAAATTTGATGAATTAAATGAAACAAACAAGGTAAAAATTGGAGGATTTATTTCAAACGAATTGGCAGAAAAAGAAAATATTTCCATTGCGCCAGTTTATTCTATAAACCAGTATATAAATAAAAACAAATCAGATAGTCGATTTTCGGTTGAAATGTCGAATACAAAACATTTAAATGAAGACATATCATTTCTTTTTTCTAGTCTAGAGTATTGGTCAAACAACCTAAGTAGTTTTTCAAATTTAAATGAAATTAGTTATGTAAATTTCGAAAAAGTTAGAGATCTTTATTTTGAAAGAATAGTCTCTTCTTCTTTGAATATGACTCCTCTATATGAAATCTATCAAATATTTGATAATGTTCTTACAGAGCTTTTACAGCAGTTTATTTCAAGTAGAGTAAAATTCAATAACAATATTTACGTTATTGAATCTCATTCTTTAGAACGTCATAAATATTATTATAAACAATATGAATCTCAATCTCCAATTATAGGAAACTTTAAAAGTGAAGATGGGCAAAGTTGGATAAATTCTCTTTCGTTTAGCAAAAGAAATATAAATTATCTTAACAAAGAAGGTAGAATTTTAAGAGAAGATTATTGATATTAATATTAATTAATAATTAAAAAAGAATAATCATGCTGAGTATCCCTAGTACTGCTTTTTTAGATCAAACTCCAGAAGAAGAATTTGAAATATTTCAAATAGAAAGCAATCAAATATCTTCTGGAAGTCTAATCAGGCAAATAATAAAAGAAGGAATAGTTTTAAATTGCCTTCCACGGATTGGTAATATTGTTTCTCCGAACCTTGTTGTAAATTCACAATATTCTATTCTTAAGAATTCTGTCAATAAAGAAATTTCAATATTCCAAATAAATAGTAATTTAAATAATTTATTTCAAAAAGACACAATTGTTTCTTCTTCTTTTTTTAATGATTCAAAAAAAGAAAATGACAACCTGTTATTGTTGAATGATCAAAGTTTGAAAAAAACAAATGTTACAACTGATTTTGATATTCCTTATAAAGAAGACGAAAGATTCAATAAAAATTATTTGCCTTTTAATGAAAACATTGTCTTTCCTAATGTTTTTCATCTATTGAACAATATTGAAGAAGCAGTATTGTTTCCTTTGGTTTCTTATGATGACAATATCAAAATGCAATATATTAAAAAATTTAATTATCCAATAAATTATAATAATTCTTTGGATTTAAACCTTGAAGGCAAAAACTTAGAGCCACTTGCCTTTATGAATGAAATTCAGTTTAAATCAAAGCAAGAATATGAACCTAATAGATTTTGGGCAAGTATCAACAACTCAATAAACACAAGAAATCAAAGTATTTCATATTCTGATGCAACTAATTTAAATGATGAAAACTTTACATCTTATTATGAAAATATAATTCCAGAATTGTATTTTGTTGAAAATTATACTTTAAAAAATTTTATTTCGACAGAATCTTTTGCTGTATTGCCACAGCAATCAAATATAATTTCTTTTAAAGATGAAGATATTAATGAAGTTTATTCTTTAAACAATTATCATGATTTAACTTTTAAAAATATTTTTAAGAATTTAAGGTTATATGAAGAAATTACGAATAGAGAAAATAATATTTTATATAAAGAAAATGATAAATTTACTTCTTGCGGTTTTGATTATTCATATACAAACAGTTTAGGTAAAAATTCAATTGCTTTTAAAGGTCTAGAATAAAAATGGAAAAAAGAATAAAAAACGTAGGTAGTTATATAAAATCAGGAAGATGCTTTATTAATATTGATAAAAAAAATGCGATATTAGACAGTATATCAAAGTATGAATTCAATATTTTTCAATATGAGAATCATTTAAGTTTAAGAAATATTGAATTTAATAAATTTTTCATTGACAAAGATATCAGAAATTTTGAAAATAAAAAAGTTTCAAATGAATCTTTTAATCATTCTATTAAGGCGTATGATTATTTTAAAAATTTATATTTTTCATCGTTAAATTTAGCAATTCCTTCAACTTTTTCTAATTTAACTTATGTCAAAAATCAAAATATCAATATAAACGAACTAGAAAAATATCCAAAATTTCTTGAAGTTAAACAAAACAAGAAAATTGAAAATATTAATAATTCTATTTTTGGTAAAAAATATTTTAATGATACTAATATTGAAAATCTTTACAAAATAGAAAAATTATTTACAAATCAAAATTCTAATTTTAAAAAATCCTACTCAAATAGTAATTCATATTATAAATACATTCAAGTTGAAAATAAAAATATTTCTAGGCAAGAAAATTTAATCAATTCAAAAGAAGAATTTAGCTCATTAGAATTATCTCAAAAGAATGAGAAATATTTTGAAATTAATATTGTTCCAACCGGAGAAGCTAAAGATCATGATTTAATATTGCAATTCTCAAACCCCGTAATGGAAGAAAGTCTAGATGACGAAAATGAATACACTACATTTTCAAGTGCTCAAATTCATTCTGGAGTATTATCGAAAAAAAGAAGTACAGGAAATATAAACGATAGAAGATTTTATAAATTTAATACTCCTTTTTCAATTTATAATTTTTCGAAAAAAGCATGGGAGTATAGAGGATTAATTTATCCTGTATACCATATGGCAACAGAGTATATTGAAAGTTATTTAGGCTCAATATACCCAAGCATTGATCAGCAAACAATTAATGGTAAAAATATTGTAAAAATTAAAATTCTAGAAAAAGACAATAATCTTTCTAAAAAAATTAATGATACTCCTAATGGCTTTTTAGATTTCTTTAAAAAATATTTTTGTTATTATTGTCCTTTGACAAATACTCCTTCAATTATCATAAAGAGAAAAACAAATAATCAGGTATATGACATGCTATTAGATTTTCCTTTTTTGAGTGTCCCTACTGAACAATTTGGTTTTCCTAATCATTTTAAATTTCATTGTTTTGAAGATAATTTAATTGAAATGAAAAATTTTATAGAAAAACCTTTTGTCCTAAATAGAACTAGTTTTTCTACAAATGTAGAAATTATATGTGAAGTAAATGACGAAGAAGGATACTTTGAAGAACCTGTCAACGCTTGCTTAAATTACTTTATAATAAAACAAACTTCAATGTTTGAAAATCAAAATGTTAACACCGACTGGAGCCCTGTTTCTTTAAATAAAGAAGCATATCAGGTGTTTATAAGTGGTTCTAGCAATTCTTTTAAAGAAGATTTAAAAATTGAAAAAGACACAAATGTAACAGACAATACTCAGAAAGTTGTTCGTTTATTGAATAATCAAAATATCATTTTTAATTATAACACAAGTAGTTATGACAATAAATTAGAGCCAGGAAGTCTTTATGATTATAATTTTTATTTTGGCTCAAATACATTGAATGGAGATTTAGATATATCTAATAATCAAAAGCATATTAGAGAAATTGTAAATTTTGGAAATGCGGTATTTTTAACACCTCCTAAAAGTTTAGTGGAAGACTATTATCCTGCTTTAGGTGAGCCATATGGATATACTTCTATATTGAACAATAAATTTTTAAATTATTTAAATCAAAACAATTTTGACTTTATGAAAGTAGTAGATTATCCTAATCATCAAAAAATCCTAGATGATTTAAATTTAACAGCAATACTTGATTTTTCAGGTGAAATTTCAATTAATTCTCCTTGTCGAGCAAATACTTTAATTAAAAATACTGTCAACTCGCATCTTATAAATTTTGACTTTGAGCTGTCAGCAGGTAATAATTTCGAAAAGTTAAATTTGCAAAGATCATTAAATAATATTAATTCCGGAAAGCATATTGTTCAGTCTACTGACTTTGAAAATAAAATTTTTTCAAGCAATATTACAGATAATTTTGGCGAAGTTTATATTCCATCAGGCTCAGATGCAAGAATATATAAAAACAAATATTATGCTCAAGGAGCTCAAGATTTAAATTCAAAGTCTCTTTCTCCTTATGTTTTATATCCTCATGACAAAATAGCTCTTTGTGTTTCTATATCACCTATTATTCATCCTAAGCCAATCAAGCAAATTATTGCAATAAAAGATGGTAAATGTAAGTTTTCTTTGTTTGGTCATTTTTTACAAGACGAGAAGAAAATAACTGATGAAAATGATGTTTTAAAAAATTATCATACAAATAATTTTCCTAACGTTATCATAGGTGATATTCTAAACACAAATGAATATTCTGATTTTACGAATCTAGACTATTTAACATATCCTGATAGATTATATACTAAAAACAATAAGTTCATATCAGGAAATAGAGAACTAGATGATCCTTCTTCGATTATTTCAAGTGGAAAAACATATATTCCTTACAATAGAATTGGAAATGATTATAATTTAAATACAAATGAAAAATTTATTTATGATGATGCTTTTTTACAATATACGCAAGAGTATAAAGTTACTGGAAATTCAAATTTAGTGCCTACATATTATAAAAATAATATCTTCAATGATTTATTAGTTTATAAGAAATATGATTATGAATTAAATAATGAAAATTTCAATGAAAGCTTTAAAAATTTAAATCTTAAGACTTTTAATTGTTATTTTTCAAAAAGTAGATATGGTCATCTGAGAGATATGTTCGAACAAAGATCATACACAGCTTTATATAATATAGCAAATAATATAAAAGAAAACATAATTGAAAAGCAATTTATTAATTCTGTGAATGGCCAGACTATAACAGATTTAACAGAAGTTCCAAATATTAATAAATCCTTAACATATGAATTAGTTAATTCTGGATTGAATCCTGTTGAAATTCAAGATGTATTAGTTGAAGATATTGGTAGATTACCTTATCCTTTTTATGATAATGTCATGAGATGGAATAAATGGACATGGACATTAAATGAAATTAGTAAATCAAAGCATGTAGCTTTTATGGAAAATGTAAGCGCCTAAACTCTTTGTTTAAATTAATTATTATTCAAATATAAAAAAGGCAAAACATAAAATGTCTGGAATTTTAAATAAAAAACAAAGAATTATGGATTTTTCTTTGACCAGAAATGGTTATGAACAAACCCAAAACGGTGATTTAAGGATTAAATACGCAACTTTTACAGACAAGGATGCAATATATGATATTGCTGAAAATACAATTGACATAGCAGATATAAGCAGTATGCCTTTTAATTTCGAAATATACAACACTTATTTAGATGACATTAGTCCTGAAATTGATCTTTCTTCTTTTGTTGTGGACTCAGACATTAATAACAATATTCGTTTAACAACAGATTATGATAAATCTTTTATTAGAGTACATAACGGTCGTATTTCTTCTAGTATTGGAGATTTATCTCCAGTCTTTGATAAAATTGTCAATACCGTTTCTTCTTCTTTGGAAAAACAATCAATCATTTTAAGTGATAATTTTGCAAGTTTTGATATGATCACAAAAGAAAGATCAGGAATTAATATAAAAATATTAAAAATAAATGATGAACAAACGTCAGAATCAATTGAAAATACAATTAAACTAAACAATTTAAATAATGGTTTGTTAGACAATATTGATAGAAAAAATTATTACACTATGCAAGAAGGAGATATTTTTGTTAATGACAAAAATATGATAGAAGATTCCAGATTTATTAATAAACTACCTTATAAATTTTTGCCACCTGAAAATATGAACATTGATGCAGTTACAAAAAACAATAAAATATTTAATTTTTACAATATAAATGAAGAAAAAAGATCAATTAATAAAGTTTTAATTAAAACCATAAAAAATTTAATATCTGATTCGAGCATTGATACAACTCCTTTAAATTCTTCTATTAGCACAACATCTATCGATGAAAGTATTTCGCAAACAATTTTAAGCATAGAAAAACTATCTTCAAAAAAATACAATGAGATAGAAAACAATAATAATAGAATTTCAACCCTGGAATTAGAAATTGAAAAAATTGAAAAAAATGAACCTTTTATAATGCAAATTTATGAATCTAATACTAACGATTCTACTATTAACAAATTGGTTTGTATCGATCATGGAGAAATATTCTCTAATGAAAAAAATCGATACATTCAGGTCTTTTCTATTGGAAAAATATTTCATACCAATACTGACGTTTCAATTCAATATCAAGAAGAAAGTCGTACTCCTGCTGACAATTATATCAACTTTGATAATTATTTATTCACAAATATATTTACACTAATACTCGAGTAAAAAATGGCAGAAATAACTTCTTTATCTACAATTTCTAATAGGATTCTTCCTTTTAATGTTGATTTTTCTCAATTTAAAAAGTCTCAAGACTCAAAAGAAAAGATATATCTTGATTTAAATTTCAAAAAAGAATTATGCGAAAGATATAATTTAAAATATTTTAAATTGATATCTTTTAATTTAACAGAAAATTCGATCGAATCAAATATATTTCAAAATTTGATTAATCCTGATTTTAACTTCTCTAATAGTTTATTGAATAATCTACAAAAATTTGAAATAAAAAATATCAGAAACAATAATGATATTCTTCTTTCTGATATTGCAATTACTAGTTTGAGCTCAAAAAATAGAATCGAAACTTACACAAAAAGAAAAGTTTTAAGCAATTCTCAAATAATTGATTTTTCTAAATACGGTCTAGATTTCAATGAAAAACTTTATTTTAAAGTGAAAAATCATGATTTAAATGAAAAATATAATTTCATGATATATTGTTATGATAACAAAAATAGAATATTTGACAAGATGATTATCAAAGATGTCAATGTGTCTTCAATTGAAAGAGAAGAAACAGAAAAAAATAATATTTTTTTTGAAGAATTGGCAAATAATTTATATGATTTGAAATTACGCAAAGAATTATTTTCTTTTTCTGTTCCGGAAATTGAATTAAATTTAAAAACAAGAAAAGTTTCTTTAGGAGTTGGTCCATCTTTATTATTGTATAGAGACAATATTGAAAAAATAATTAATAAAGTCTATATAGAAGAAATAACAAATAAAGGAATTGCTAGTATTTCAAACGATATTGATTTAAAAAAATTTAATAGCTCAAAAGAGAAAGTAGATGTAATTTTTAAAACAAGACTAGAAAGAAATGAAATTCCTAAAAAATATATTCTGTACTGTGTTTTAATAACGGGTAAAATATTGACCTTTGAAAAAACTAATTTTCAAATAAAAAAGAACACAAATGAAAGCTTTATTGAAAAAATCAAAAAAGACATTCTAGGAATTGATTTAAATATTCAACAAGAGCAAAAAAGATTAAACATTGAAATTAAAATAAATGATAATTTTTCTAATTCTAATATTGACAGTCAATATGATCCTTATATTTCAAAAATCTATATAGATAATGTCGATATAGATTTAAATTTTTTCTTTCTAAACAACGAAAAAATACAAAATCAGTCTTTCTTAAAATTAAACAATATCAAAAATAAAAAAATCAATTTAAATATTTCAAGCAGGTCAAATATTTTAAACCGCTTAGAATTTCCTGTCAAAATTGTATTTTCAAATTTAAATCAAGGAGAAATTGAAAATATTTCATATGAAAAAGAAGCTAAAAAAAATCAAAATTTAAGTGTTGCCAGGCTTACAAAAATATTATCAAATGACAATTTAAGTTTTTTAAATCAATACACTTTTGAAAAATATCAATATTTTTTTGATATATCTAATGTCGATATTTTTTCTAAGTCTGTTGTGACAGGATCATCAGGCAAATCAATTGCTTCTAGATATTCATCTTTGAATTTAGATAAAATATTATCTGATGATAATAAAAACGTTTTATTAAATGACATTAATATTAATAATTTTTATTTAATTATCAAAAAAAATATAAGCTTTTCTAACAGAAGTATTTCTTCTTTTGAAATATTTGATGTAAATGAAACTAATAATGGTATATATGATTTTTCATTTTTTGATGATCAAAATTTTCGAAACTTTAGTGATGATCCTAGAAAATATGATGACTTAGTATTAAAAAAAGAAATTGAATTTGAATCAAAAATTCTTTCATTGCCGCTAGAATATTTCTCTAAAAAATTAACAGAATATCAAATAAAGTTAAAGATAAAAGAAATTCTTAAGGCAAACAAAGATAATGATTATATTCCTTTGCAAAGTCAAATTAACTCTGTTTATGATAAATTATCAATATTAAATAATAATGGTTCCGGAAATCTTAGTCAAAATGACATTCAATTATTATACGACTTGTTTGCTTTAAAAATTACTTATGCGAAAACAGAAAAAACTGAAATCAGGAAAATTGAAAACAAAGCCAGTAATATTACAAAAATTTTTGCAATTGACATTGTAATCCCTAATCATATCCTACAGATCTCAAAAAACGTTTTAACTCTCTATATTGATGCAAATCATAATGCTTCAATAGACGAAACAGAATGTATAAAAGTATTTCATGAAATATTTAAAAATAACTTTTTAGGATTTTCATATCAGGAAGAAAATAGTACATATCCTAATATAAAGCTTCAGGAATTATATTCGAAAAACAATATTCCTAATATGTTTTTACCATGGTCTTCGAACGATTCGAATAATATAACAAAAGAAATAAATGAAAATTGCGCGATTGAATTAATCAAAAAGAACAATACATTATATCAGGTCGTATATAAAATTGACTTAAATAAATGCAATAATCTTTATAATTTCTTGACATTATTGCAAAATGAAAAAGAAAAAACAGCCAATAAAAATAGAATATTTAATCGATTATACCAATTATTAAGTTTTAGAGAGATCACAAAAAATTATATCGATAATTCAGGAAATAATGTAAATGTTATAGTGACAATTAAAAATAAAGATCAACAATACATTAAATATCCTATTATTCCTGTTTTATGATTTAAATATGATCTTACATCCTTTTGAATTTACATATTTTTAATAGTTATTTAAATCATAAAACACAATTAAATATTACATAATGGTTTATAAGAAATGTCTATAAGTTCTTTAACAATTCAAAAAATTAACGAATTAAACGGAAAATATAATAAAAGAAATATCAAGTCTAGTTTACTTCATGTTTTGAAAACAAATTCAAATGATGGTGAAATTCTAAAATTTCAAAAAGAAGTACTTCATGAAGGTCAATATAATAAAAATTTAGAATTTTTAAATAAGATTAACAGTAACCATTTAGGTTTTTTTAATGATACGATTATTGCATATGCAGATCTTTCTCAAAATCTATTTAAAAGCACAGAAAAAATAATTTCTTCTTTAGAATTAGAAAAAGATCATTTAAAACGTTTTTCATTTGATCAAGGTAATACCGACTTGCCTCAATTATTATTAATGACACAACGCTTTTATTCTGATACCGGTTCTCAAAGCAGAAATCAAACATTTGATCAAATAGAAGATTATATATCTGGACATTTTTTGTTTAATCACAAATTTCGAACTGCATTGATAAGTTCGACTGACAGGAAATTAGCTGATGGGTTTATATATATTGGCAGGTATCTTATAGATAATTTAGATGAAACACACACGTTAGTCAAAGAAGAAAGGCGGGCTCTTTTAGATTCGAAAAAAGCAAGACTACGAAATATTTTAAGTATTAATCAAGATGATGCAATGTATTCAAAGATAAATGAATTTTTTAAAAATTATATGTCTTTTCCTTATGAATTAGATCTAAATGCAAAGATAAAAAACTTTAGAAAAAATCCTCTGTCTTTATCTTTTCTTGCTCAATCTATGATTAATTTAATTGATCAAGAAGATCATATGTCAAATAATTCTCTGTATTATGGATTATATCCTGTAAAATTGATTCAATTAAACAAGTTAAATATTCAACAAGTTACAAATTTTTCTTTTGTTCAAATGAATGAAATATTGCCTTTAAAATATTTAGTCGAGGATGGCCAGAATGAAATTTATCAAAGTGAAGAACTTGATGATTTTAAAATTAATTCTTTCAAGAAAGGCTTAAATGCTAATACTTATTTTCTATCATACCTTGAAAAACAAATAAATATTAATAATGATAATTTCTTTAATTTCAACTTCGAACGTTCGAAGATTCATAATCTTTTAAATTGTAGAAATGAAAATAGTTTTACAGCAGTTTCAAAAGTTTTTTTGGAAGGAAATACACAAAAAGAAAATCGATTTCCGTTTGCTGAAAGCGTGACACAAACAAATAAATTCAATCTTTTTTCAAGTGTTTATGATACTTCTTATCTGCAAGGTAATATGATTGAAGACGACGTGAATGTTACCAAACCTTTAATTAATAGCGATCAATTTTCTACTTCTTCCTTTAAAGAAAAAATGAAAATACATTCTTTGAATTTAATAGAATTAATTTCTTCATGTATTAATAATGACACAATGCACGTACTTGAAATCTATAAAGATGAATTATTATTATCAAAAGATATTGTTATTCCAGGTACTTTTGCAGAGGCAGAACGTCTTACTGGAGTCAATGCAGATGTTATTCGAAATAATAATGCTTTTGGTTCTCCTGGTTTTAATTTGGGCGGCATTAGCAGTATTGCATTAAATGAAAATATTAATGTTAACCCTTCTAGAACTATAAATATTAACGCACCGACAAATGTAGGTAGCATTAATGCGACAGGTCAAAGTAGAAGAACTGTAGACATACAGACAGAAACATATGCTTCAGTTCAATCAAATATAAAATATAGAAAAAAACCAATTATATTTTCCGGAAAAACAGGAATTCATAATGTTTCTTATTTTGAAGATGAAAATGATTTTAAAAATTCAATTTTAAGAACTAGAAAAAAAGCTGATTACATAGTAAAAGAAATAAAAAAATATCAAAATTTAAAGTTTAAAAACATTTTTTTAAATGAAGACAGTGTCTTCAAAGAAGAAAACAATGCAACAATTAATGATAATGATTTTCTAGTTGATAAAAACGAATATACTTTTGATGCAATTAAAAAAGATTATATTTTCCTAGGAGAAAATCATGATTTTAATTTAATAGAAAAAAACATGACATTTCTGGAGAAAAAAGAGTATACAAACGTTAATGTAAATGAAAAATTTATCGATTTAGATTCTGACAATTTGCAAATAACAAATCAGATTTTTAATAAAAATAATTATTTAAACAATGTTTTTTCGGCCAAAATAGATAAAGATCAACTCAAACATTTTTCTTCTTCTAGTTCTTTATTTGAATTTATAACAAATTATTGCAAAAAATTTTTTGATGGTAATTTAAACGTCAATGATCATAACACTAATTTTTCGAAAAGAGCAAAAATATCAGAAACTGCAACTTTATTAGGTTTTTATAATAAATTTTCTAAAGGATTAACAGACTCGAATAAATCTGTATTTAGAGAAATTATTAATAAATCTATTGCGAAAAAAATCATACATTCTTTCAAAAGAAATCAAAATCAAGACGAAAATATATCTACAGAAAGACTTACTATTTTTGAAAACATAAAAGACAATATTGAATATTTATCAAGTATTCATCCTTTTTATTTGTTTGGTGAAAATTTAAGCAATGCAAAATATGACCAATATGACCCTTATGAAAACTCAAATGACCTATATGAAAAAAATGGTCTATTCTATCACTTTCTTTTTTCTACATATCATCAAAAAAAGTCTTTTAGATATAAAAAATTAAATAGCATTGTCGACTCAATTGAAGAATTCTCGAATTCTTCAAATATTAATGAAAACAATAGATCTCCTTTTTATTTTTCATTTAATTCAAAAGACATCTTGGCAGGTGAAAGATACGCAGTCAAGCAAAAAATTTCAATTAAGAACGTTTTTAACTCAGGAATATTTGACTATTATTCAAGTAACAAAAAAAAGATCAATCTTTTTAAACCAAGAATAAAAATGGAAAAATATAACAATAAATTTAGTTTTATTATAACTCATGAATCTGATTATCCTAGTGTTTTTACAGAGCTTAAATCATACATAAAAGAATATTTCGAAACATTCGATTCTCAAAGAAACACAATAAGACGAGACATTAATCGTACAGTATTAGCAGATGACATATATACAAGTCTATTATTTCCTGAGTCTTTAAGCACAATTATCAATGAGCAAGACTCAATAATTCAAGAAAAAAATATTTTAAATGTTGCTTCTGTAGAAACTAGTTTTTTTGACAGTCCGGTCAACAGTTTTAACAACTTTTTAGACAATATCATGTTTGAAATGTTTAATATTGATTATATTAGGGCCTTAGTAAGCATTAATTTTTTAAACGAAGATCATTTAAAAAAATTAATCGATTCAACTCTTAAGATATGCAATGAAATATTTTTAAAAATGTATTTTGAAGTTCAAGGTTACAATGCAGTTTGTAATAGATTGTTCGAGTCAGGCGTTTTTTCAAAAGGTTCTAGTGACTCATTGACAAGAAACTTTATCGATAACGAAGATGAAAAAGTTAGTAAATTTGTTGATAATCTAGAAAATGTTAGAAATTTTTATAATCTGTATAAAGATTTTATTAATGACGAACAATATAAAAGTTTTAATATTAAAAATTCATTAGACGACTCAGAAGTACGTTTTTGTGCAGAAGAAGGAACTTTTCATTTGCAATTTGTCAATTCTATCAAAAGCAAACCTTCTCATGTAAAGCTTTTTTATGCTTTAAAAAATATTTTTAAAATAAGTGACATTAATCTAAAAAAGATTATGATTTATCTACTTGCAAATAGTGAATTTCATTCAAAATTTCATTACGTCTTTGACATTTTTAATTTACATTCTATCAAATCACAAAATTTCTTTGAAAGTTTTGCCACAATACAAAACACAAGTTTTTTTCATATTATTGATGGAAATATAGATCGAAAAATGTTAAATAATGATTTAAAAATAATGAGTTTTATTAATGATTCGAATTGTATATTTTTTGATTATTTGTATGAGCTTAGTATGTCTAGCCAAACATGGTTTACTGATCGAGCGGATGGGCCTTCGTATACTTTTGGAAATCTATTTAAAAATCCTGCTATTGGGCAAGATAATGAAACTAAAATTAATTCAAATCTAGATTTTGTTAACGATAGATTAAATAATATCACTGATTATTTTTCTTATAACAGAAATTTTAAGTTATTGTTTGAAATATTTTCTATTGTTATGAAATCATCTAAATCTCGCTTGATTTTAAATACTAATATTGATAATTATATTTCTTTAAATGATATTTTTTCTCAAATTGTTTCGAAATCATATGAAAAAAACTGGGCGTATAATCTAGAAGAATACAGTATTGATAATATAGGCTCAGAAGTTATATCTGGATGTGAATTAATTAATGAATCTTCTTCAAGCTTTTTAAACTATTCAAAATTCAATCAAAACAATATTTTATATCAAGATAGTCAAAACGCATCAGTAAAAAAAGATTTTAAAAAGTATATGGATTCTTTGAGTATTCAAAAAAAATCATATGTCGACATTCAACATAACTGGTATAATCACGTACTTAGAGGATTAATTATGAATGATTTTTCTTATGCGATGAATATGGAAATTATAAAATATTTTAATTCATATGACAATGGAATAGGAAATGATATTCAAAAAATATACGACTATATTCAAACATATCGAAATAACAAACATTCAAGTGCTTATTATTCATTTTCTAGCAAAGATGCAGTCAATGAAATTAAGAATATAACAGGTTTTACAAGTTTTAAATTAAAAAATAATAATTTTGAGTTAAAAGATATATACATAAAGCAATTTTTAAAAACAAAAATAGTCAAAAACATAAAAAGCAAATATGAAAAAGAAAACAGAGATATAAACTCTGTTGTTCCTTCTTTAAAAGATGAATTCTTTAAATGCTATTTAAAAGATTTTTATATTGAAAAATATGTCTATCCTAACGAAAACAGTATAAATTTTCCAGTATCTAGATTTATTAATAATTCATATTCTAATTCTTCTAATAATTTAAATCTTTCAACGATACTAACTGTCGGCATTGAAAAAGAAGTCGAGATCAAAAAAAATGACATAATATTATTGACTGTTGAAATGATTGATCATGATTATCCGGACTTGATATGGGAAAAGAAAATATTCGAATTTGATACATCAATCAATAACCCTGTTGATGATATTTTTGTAATTAGAGATCAAAATAATCGACAATATCTAACCGGTTCAAATTTAAGTTACGTAAATGATACTATCAATATTCCACTAGTGGATTATTTTTCTTCTTCTGACGTTTCTATAATAAATTCAGGATCTATTGATAGAAAATTATTGTTTAATTATATAATATCTGTTCCAGCTTCTCCGAGTCCTGCTGGTCGACCTAATATTAGCAACAATATACAATCAGTTTCTTTAGTCAATAGTAATGGCTTATCTCTCGCTAGTGTCTATATTGAACCAGATTTAACATCAGACATTAATAATTTAATTGAAAGAAGATATAATGAATTAAATGAAAGTTATATTTCTAGATTAAAACTATTAGGGATAGAAGACATCCAAACATGCGCGATTGCATTAAGAGAAATGATACAAAGATCAATTTTCAATCAGATGAATAGTTTTAGACTAGAGAAAATTTTAAAATCTTTGACAGGTTTTGAAGGCAAAAAAAATTTTAGTATTAAAAAAGAAGAAGAAAAGTTTCTTCAAGGCTGTTATATTTTAAGTAATATTTATGATCTTTTTGTTACACAGATATATAACTCTTCAAACATAGAAGATCTAGGTTTTACAAATGAAGAACTAACGAATGTATTTTCTGCAAATGGTCAAGGAAATTTTGAAAATAATATAACTTATAAAGGTTTTGAATTTAAAATAGCAAGCATGTCAACAAATCACAATTTGAATGCTTTTATAAAATTTATGCATAATTTCACAACAGCTATTATTCCAGACTTATCAGACTTTTCTGACTTAAATTTTTCTAGAATATTAAATGTTTCTATTAAACCGCAAGATTTCATTGTTACAACTTTGACGAGAGGAAATGTTACAATGCCTGCTCTTAATTCATACCCAGGATTATCATTTGAACTTATAAGTAACATGTCTGATGAAATTGGTACGATTCATAATAGAATTAATAGTGCAATATATAGTCGACAAAATGTAGAAATTAAAAGTTATCGAGTAAAAGATAATTCAACTCAACCTCAGCAAAGTTATATTCCAAAAAATGTTTCATACAGAGTAAGTTTGGATTTATTAGAAAATTAATTTTTTTATCATATTAATTATTTTATAAAATACAATACAAAGACCAAAATGAATAATTTATTTGATATCACAAGTTATAATTTACCTCTTTTTTCAGTAAAGACAGAATACATGTCAGGATATTATTCTGAACAAGATGAAGAAATCGATAATTTTCAAGACAATCTAGACAATGAAATTCAAATTTTGTTTGATCAAAAAAATTATAATTCAATTCGAATTGAAGTACTATTCAAACAAACCGAAATTGATAAATTAAAAAATCCAATTTATTTAAATCGAAATACGAGCATGCAAGACGAAATTAAAGGCTTTTTAAAAGACCTTCAAGGAAAAAATTTGCTACGGTCTTTTACGTCTTTTACATTGAGTGACACAGATACATCGACGCCAGACATTGATTTTTTCAATCAGCAATCTTATCTTGAAGATAAAATCAATTCATATATTGTTAAAACTAGTAAAAAAAGCCAAGATAGAATACTAAATTCATATAATATACGAGACCAAAGCAGATTTGATACGGATAATAATTTTAAACAATATTCTGTATCAAATAAATACATTCAAGATATTTTTATGAATAAATCAAAAAGTAATTTCTCAAATGAAGAAAACATGTTTGTATTTTTTAAATCATTAGATGAAAATGAAATATCTGATCGTGTCAATCTAGAATTAATATCTAATTCATTAAACATTGAAGGCAACTTGGATCAATTTATAAGGCCTGACAATCCTGGAAGTGCAATATCAGACAACACTGATAGATCTTCTATTTTAGAAAAAATTAAATATTTTTATCACGGTCCTCTGACGGAAGAAACTCTTCAAGAGATTAATTCAAAAAACGGAAGTCTATTTGTAGGTTTTTTAATTAAAAAACACATAAAAAGAAGAGATGGAAGTCTAATATTAAATTCTTCAAATCATTTTCTTTATATAGACATAGAAAACATGCAAAACAAAACAGTGTTTTTTGATATTAACACTAGTTATGGAAATTTTTATTCATATGAATTAATTCCTGTTTTTTATTTATCTTTGTGCAAAAATAATGATGATGATTCAATTGAAAGATACTATTATCTTATGTGTCAAAATTCTTATCATTGTGATTTTATAAAATCTGCAGAATATAATCCTCCTGAACCACCAGGAGCATTAAGAGCAAAATATTTATATAATTCAAAAAAGACATTACTTGAATGGGATTTCCCTCCTAATCCAGAAGGCGATGTAATAGGTTATCAAGTGTATAGACGAAAAAATCTTGATGAACCGTATAAATTAATAAAAGTTTTCATGAAAAAAGACCCAAGTAAATTTCGAAATTTTGATCTTTTTTCCGACAAAATTGATGAATCTTTAATCGAAGTCTCAAAGTCAGGAAAAGAAATTGTTAATTATTTCGAAGATGAAACAGATAACTTAAACGATTTAAATATATACACTGTTTGTTCAATTGATGCACATGGAATGGTTTCTAACTATTCCAATCAGATTGCAGTAAGGTATTCAATAATATACAATAAAATGATTGTCGACAATATAAGTCTTTCAGGGGCACCTAGACAATATCCTAATCTTTATATACAGAGAAAAAGTATGTTATTTGAAAATGATAATTTATTATTTAATTTTACTCCTTTTTTTAAGAATAAAGAAAAAATAAAAATATATTTTACACCTGATTGCAGTAAAATAAAGACACAATCAAATCAAGAAATTACAGTTTCCGACTTTTCAAATTCAGATTTTCATTTGAATCTTGTCAGATTAACTGATCTTCAAACAAAAAATATTGTTTTTAATTTTAAGATAAACTAGAATTAAACATTATATAGAAAAATAAATACAATTTATAAAAATTTAAGGAAAAATAACAATGGGTTTTTTAGATCATACAACAAATAATATTGTTATAGATGCAGTTCTTACAGAGAGAGGAAGAGAATTATTGTCACAAAACAATGGTTCTTTTCAGATAACTTCTTTTGCTTTTGGTGACGATGAAGTTGATTATTCAAACGTGGTAAAATATGGTCGTCAAATGGGGAAAGAGAAAATAGAAAAAAATACTCCTGTTTTTGAAGCTCAGACGAATGAAAATCTTGCACTTAAGTATAATAATATTACTTTAAGCAGCAATTCTTTAAGAATTCTATATGTTCCTTTTCTTAAGAAGTATGGAACAACAGCGACACAAGAATTATTAATGTCTCAATCTGATTCAACAAAACAATACGTACAGATACAAGTTTTATCGACATTGTCAAACAACTCAGGTCAGACAAATATCGATAGCAATCTTGTTGATAGTGTTTTTGATTTAAAAATGAACGATTTAATATTGAAATTATATGTCAATGACATTGAAAAAGTCAATGACTATATAGACTTAGATGAAAACAATATTGCTTCATACAGAGTAGCAGGAAATGATGCATCTTCCTCCAGCTATGAAACAAATTATCAATTATCCGGAAGGCAATTATTTTCTGCACAGATTGGTTTGTCCTTAACTTCTCCTAAACTAAGTCTTTCTACTTTTCAAAAGTTTGGAACATATGATTCAAATACTCAAAAATATATAATTAAAACACAGATTGAAATCACAGGTAGAAGCTCTGGTTCTAGAATTATAATTCCTGTGACAGTAACACAATAAAGGAAAATAGAATATGCCAGCTTCAAGATATAAATCATTAGAAATTACAGACAGAAAAGTAGAAAAATCTAGACTCAATCAATTAATTGATATAATTGCAGCAGATATTTCAACAGACTCAAATCGTAGAACGTATCCTGCTTTTGTAACAGGATTAAGTCAACCTATTACTAGTTCATTATTTCAGACAATTTTTGATCAAAATCATACTTACCAATCAGCAAATGCAATGCTGGACATGACGTTTGGGGTTTATGCAAATATTAGTGGTTCTGATGTCACAGGATCTTTGTTAGTCACCGAACTTGATCCTACAATTGACTCGAGTGGTAAATTAATATTTGATAGTACTACTTCTCTTATGATGAGAGAAAAAATTAATATCTATAAACAGTATGCACAAACATTATTAGGAGATGCAAATTCTTCTTTTTTTGCTCCTTTCGAAAGCACAGATGAGTCTAAACGAATTGATACTGCTTTATTTATAAATGTTAAAAGACTTTTTAAAAGAGACAATATCTACAAAGGTTCATTTGGTATTAAAATGTTTGACACATTATTACCAGTAAGTGGATCAGGCAGTAATTTAAATTTGTATAATGTCTCAAATGATTCAACTCCTATTATGATTATTGACAAAGAAGGCTCAACCAATTTTAGAATTGGATATGCAGGTGAAGTAGGTAGTCTTTGGAGAACGGCTAATTCCGGGGATAGTTATGATAATTCACCATGTGGTTTAATTTTTTATGATGCAGGTGTAATTGTATTAAATATTGAAAAGATTAATGACACAATAATGAACTCATTTATCTCAGGAATTATAAGTTTTCCTGACACTGCATCTTCCGGAAATGTAACTTTTCCATCTAATCATATACAACCGGTTGGTGCAGGTTTTAAGGCATTAGGAGCCGATGGCGATAATACAAATAAAACATTTAAGGCTTTCTTAAAATTAGCCTCAATTGATGACATTATAAGGCATTTTTGCAAAGCAAGGTTTCCAAATAATCCAAATGCATCTACAACAGCAATCGCTTTTCAAAATGAAACAATTATTAATTCTACGATTTTTTATTGCAATGCTTCACCGGATGAATTTAATTATAGCACAAATCCAACATATACTAATTCTTTAGGCAAAATTCAAGTTGTTGATGATGAAACTGACACTCCTTTTTCATATATTACGACAGTCGGTTTATATAATGCAGCAGGTGAATTATTGGCAGTTGCAAAGCTAAGTCGTCCAATTGAAAAAAATCCTACACACAATCTTTCTGTGAGAGTTAGACTAGACTACTAAATAAATTTAAATTTTAATAGATATTATATTAAAATAGTCTTTACAAAAAAGAGAAAATATGTCTATTATAAATTTAAATAATTTAAACTTTAATAAAGAAAAAACGAGATTATCTCCTTCTAGAAAGTTCATTTATAAAAATAACTTATGTACTGATCGTGATTTAGAATATTTTGAATTTGAAAAGAGTAATATCGACAAGATTTCTTTTGATGATGAAAATTATTTTGGTGCAATTCCTATCGACGCATATCAAACAAAAAATATATATGAACTTCAAGGGACAACAAAAATATATATTACTAATTTGCCAGTAAAATCAGAGTATCAAGCAAGAGTGTATAATGATCTTCTGATGCCTATATCAAGTAGCTTTGATCAATCCAAACCAGTATTTACTGCACTGACAGGTTTAAATGACAAAACACAATTTTTTCAAACAAGATATTTTGGTATTAAAAGATTACAACAGGAATTTAAACCGTTAAGTAAGACAAATGAAAAAAAGAAAATAATAAAAAATTTGTATGATTATTCAAAATCTCAAGGAGATGCAGGTTATAATCAATCATTCAATTATGGATTTTCAAATTATAATTGTTTAAATTTTTTCAATATATTACCTTCTAATTCCATTACAAACTTAACAAATAAAAATAAGTTGTTGCAGACATCTCATCAGTGTGGTTTAATATATTCAAATAATATATTAAACCAAAAAAACTTATATCCAGGTGAAACAGGTATGTCAATTTCTTTCTGGATTAATCCAAAAAGAATGGCGAATATTGGTTACTTTTATAACCCAGGTTGTATTCTTCATATACCTCATGTAATATCAGTTTGGTTAATTGAAAACACAAATGTAAAAAATGAAAACAATCAATCAATAGAATTTTTTATAAGAGTAAAAATATCTAATAATATAGCAAATTCTTCGCCTAGAGTCATTAATGACACTGGAACATTTACTAGTGAAAAAAGTTTAAAATTAAACAATTGGCATAATGTGAATATTTGTTTTTCGACAAATCAATTGTTGTTATATATTGATCAAGACATTGCGATTAACGTATCTCAAGATTTTAATTTTGGCTTAGGAAATTTTGAAAGTATATTCTCAATAGGAAATAAAATTAATCGATCAGAATATTTTAGTAATTCAAAAGAATTTTTAAATAATAACAATATTAGAAAATATTTTTTTAATCAATACTCTTTAACTGAACAATCATTGCAAGAACAAGAAGTTGTAAAATATGATTCTGTTTCTCTTGATTCTCCTGCTTTGACTCGATCAAATAATATTTCTAAGTTTTTTAATACAAAAATATATGCATCTTCTACGCCTAACATTAGTCAAAAGCTAGATGAATCATATGCCCTTAATGCAGAAATACACAATGTCGCAGTTTTTGATGAATTTTTAGAATTTGAGAAATTATATAATTTCTCTAAAGGCAATCTAGATTTATTAAATGGTAATACATGCATTTTTTATTTACCTTGTGCATATATTCCTGAAACAATCTATCGAAAAGGGTATATTACCATAGGAGAAGTAGATGATTTAAGTTATAATTCATGCGTCAATCCTGTTTTTGCGCATAAGATATATGGCCATGAGCTATCAGTCGAACATTTTGTCAAAGATATTATTAACAATCGTCGACCTTATATTGTAGGAATGGATCCAGTTTCTTATCTAAATAAATTCAGTAATATCGGAACAAATATTCCTGTAATTAAAACTCAAATGATAATTGATTATTTTGTTAAGCATAAAACAATTAATCAGATAATCAATAAGCATATAACGTCAGGAAATATATTTAACGATATAGAAATTTCTATTGATCCATTTTTGAAAAATAATTTAATCTATAGGAATAATTTTATTTTGCCTTGTGATAATGGATTATGCAACATAGATATATCTCGATTCGTTACATTAAACAATGAAAATTTAAAATATTTACATAACTCAGAATTAAAGCATGTCAATATTGAGTCTTTATTTTTTGATGAATCAAAATACTTATATGACTTACCTAAAAATTTCTTTGTTAAAAATATAGTATTTCAAACAATTAAAAATTTTAATCCTACTCTTCTAAATAACCGCAATATTATTTCAGGAAATTACTTTAATAAAGTGTTATTAGAAAAAAATATTTTTACATTGTCTGCACAGACAACAATATATGATTATTTAATTTTAAGAAATCCTCAAGACCCTACGCCAATTCAACAAAAAATAAATAATAAGATCAATTATATAAAAAATTCTTTAGATTCTAGTTACTTGGCTTCGAATTCTCTTTTTAAAATTATCGATAATGAGACTTTCGAAACATCAAATGTCTTGGAAAAAAGATCTTTTTCAAAAATAAAAAGCACAACCGGTGCAGATTTTCAAATTTCACCAAAAAATTATTATAAAAAATACAATTCGCATGTCTCTATTGAAGGAGAAGATACTGAGACTCATTCGATAATTTTCGATATATCAAATGCACTATATTCTGAGAACATTAGAAAAGGTCATTTTTCTTTAAAAGATATTGACATTGCAGGAACCGGCGGAGCTCTGAGAATTAATCTTAAAGACAATAATGGTTTATTATATAGAGCTGATTGTCTTACTCCTCATGCAAAATGGAATTATGTTGGTCATATTTTCTATAGAGATGGTTTAGCAACAGTTATGCATCCTGGACTTTATTCTTTTGGTGAAAATAATTTCTGTTGTGAATTAAAAGGTGATCATAGTCTACATACTTTTGAAGTAAATATTCCTGTAGAAAAAGGTGATCTAAATTATTCTCTTAACAAAACCTATAAGAGGCTTCGCCCTTCTAGTGGTTTATATGATACAGATGAAGAAGGTTTTGTTTATATCACTGGAGTTAATCTTCACGATGAAAATCTTAATATTGTTGCACGTGCGAATTTTGCACAACCTATTGTAAAAAGGCAAAATGATCGATATAATGTTAGATTAAAAATGGATTATTAACATTATGACAATTTGCATGGGCTTGGATATATCAACGAATATTATTGGTGTTTCGGTATTTGATAATTTAAAATGTGTTTATTTAAATTACATTGACCTTCGAAAAATTGACTCATTATTTAAAAAAGCAGATTTTGTTAGATCAAGTATGAAAGAATTAAAAGACAAAAACTTTAAAATTGAGTGTATTTCAATTGAAGAGTCAGCTCAGTCGTTTCGAAAAGGTTTTTCTTCTGCACAGGTTTTGTCAATCTTGTCGAGGTTTAACGGAGTTGTATCCCAGATATCATATGAGGAATTTGGTATTGAGCCTATATATTATAATGTCTCATCGGCTCGCAAATCACTGGGGATAAAGATAGATAAATCCAGTGAAATAGATACCAAGGAGCAAATACTAAATTGGGTAAAATCAAACGAAGAAGACATTTCATGGCCTGTCAAGAATATTGTCAGAGGCAAGAACAAAGGTGATGTAAAATTCGAACCAGCTTGTTATGATATGGCAGACGCTTATGTCATTGGCAAGGCAGCTGTAATAAATGAATACAAAAACGACAAGTGAAAAATTAAACTTTCTTAAGAAAATCGTTTTAAACTATAAAAACTCTAAAGATTGTCCTGAAATTGCGATTTGGTGTCCTTATTGTGAAAATAGCAATAAAAACAAACTTAAAATGATTGTGAATGTAGAAAAGAACTTATATCATTGCTTTGTTTGTGACACAAAAGGTAGAAGTATTCCTTATCTTGTTAAAAAATTAAGTGAAAAGTATTATTCTGAGTCCAAAAATTACTTTCTTGACTCCTCAAATCAAATCAAAGATGAATGGTTAGACATTTTAAATCAACTTGATGATAATGAAGAAAAGCCAGAAGAATTAGAAAAAGTTGAAATACCTGAAGGGTTTATGTTTTGTGCATTAAATCTAGATGCAATGGATCCAGATATACGAGATGTCTGCAATTATGCAATAAATAGAGGTTGTGATGATCATAAAATGTGGCTTCTAAGATTAGGAGTAAGCAATCATTCTAATTTCAGAAGATCATTGATATTGCCTTCTTTTGATGAAAATGGTATTATTAATTTTTATACTTGCAGAAGAATTGATGCTCCTACCACGGACATGTATAAATACATTAATTGTAATGCTAGTCGTGTAAAGATAATTTTTAATGATTTAAACATAAATTGGAAAAAACCATTGACTATTGTTGAAGGACCACTCGATTTACTTAAGACAAATGATAATGCAACATGTCTTTTAGGTAGTTCTTTACCAAAAGATAGTGCTCTTTTTAAAAAAATTGTTAAAAATGGAACTCCTGTCATTCTTGCATTGGACAAAGATGCAATTAGTAAAACATTAAAGATTGCAGATGATCTTATGAAATATAATATCGACGTCAGTCTAATGGACACTTCATACGAGAAAGATGTTGGTGATATGTCTCATGAGATGTTTGACAATTTATATCAAAACAGTTGTAAACTTGATGCAAGTTCATTACTATTAAATAAAATATCTTTAATCTAGATTTAATCTCTAAGGAACTGTTTTATGAGTTTTAAGTGTGTCCATATTTCTGATATTCATTTTAGAGGTCTAAAAAGACATGATGAATATCGTTTAGTTTTTAATTCATTTTTTGATAAAGTTAGAGAAATTAAACCTGATTTAATCTTTGTAGGTGGTGATATTGTTCATTCTAAGACACAGGGGATATCGCCTGAGTTAATCAATATTCTTAATTGGTGGTTTACTAATCTTGCTAATTTGGCACCAACCCATGTAATCCTGGGAAATCATGACGGTTTAATTTTAAATCAAAACAGACTTGATGCAATTACCCCTATTGTTGAAGCTCTTAATAATCCAAGACTTTTCTTATACAAAAAGAGTGGAACTTATCCTACTGGGATCAAAGGATTTAATTGGTGTGTCTTTAGTTGTTTTGATGAAGAAGGATGGAAAGATGTTAAGCCTGTACAGGATGAAATCAATATTGCGACATTTCACGGTTCAGTCTTAGGTAGTTTAACAGACTCTGATTGGGAATTAAGTGGTGAAGTCAATTTAGATTTTTTTAAAGAATTTGACTTTGGTTTCCTAGGAGACATTCATAAGAAGCAATATCTTGACATGGAGAAAAGAATTGCATATCCTGGTTCCACAATTCAACAAAACTATGGAGAAGAATTAGAAAAAGGATTTCTAGTCTGGAACATTGAAAATAAATGGAATTATAGCTCTGAATTTGTCAAATTAGATAATCCTCATGTTTACATCACATGTGAATGGAAAGGAAACACAGATGACACAATTAAAGAGTTGGATCAATATCCTATTGGAGCAAGATTTAGAATTAAATCTGAGTCTGCTCTAAATCAAGGTGAAATAAAATTGATTACATCGTTTTTAAAGGAAAAAAAATCTGCAAAAGAAATTATTTTCAAAAATGATGGAATTGATCAAAGTATTCAAATTATTGAAGAAAAAAGAAAAAATTTCAATATTTGGAACGAAGATGCTAGAAAAATGATGTTGCAAAATTATTTTGGAAATAATGTGACAGAAGATCAACTTTTAAAAATTAGCAAGCTTTTTGAAAAAACTTTGGACAATTTACCTGAAGATCAAAACAGAAAGCCTACAAATTGGGCAATTAAATCATTAGAGTTCAGTAACACTTTTAGTTACGGAGAAGACAATTTTATCAATTTTGACAATCTAAATGGAATTATTGGTATTTTTGGCAAAAACGCAGCTGGCAAGTCATCTATTCCTGGAACATTGATGTATAATCTATTTAATGGAACAGACAGAGGAAGCATGAAAAATATTCACATTATCAACACAAGAAAAGATAATTGTGAAACAAAAGCAATTATTGATGTAAATAATCAAAAATATCAGGTCGAGAGATCTACAAAGAAAATTCCAATTAAAAAGAAAATGAATGAATTTTATTCACCCACAGACCTTTCTTTGAAAAGAATTGCTGAAGATGGTAATATTGTCAATGAAAGTGACGAGCAAAGACGAGAAACAGAAAAAGTACTTAGAGAGTTGATTGGAACATCCGATGAGTTCTTAATGACTTCATTTGCTTCACAGGGCAATATTAATTCATTTATCAATGAAAAGTCAGGATCTAGAAAACATTATCTCTCAAAGTTCATGAACCTTGATATTTTTGAAGAATTGAGCAAAATTGCAAAAGAAAGCTCAAATGAGATAAAAATCAGGCTTAAGCAAAGCCAAGAGAAAAATTGGCTCTCTTTGAAACAAGAAGCTCAAAACGAGATACTTGACAATGAAATGTCAATAAAAAATCTTGAAGAAAAAATTAATGATCTTAGCAAAGAAGAGATCGAAATTAGACTAAATTTAGAAAAAATGAAAAATAAAAATCTCGAGCTCAAAGAATTACACGAAGTCGAAAAAGAGATAGAAACCTTAGAATATACTTCAAATAGAGAAAAAAATGACATCGAGAAGAATAAAAATGAAATTTCTGAACTTTCTAGAAAAATTGAAAAATTTAAGAACATTGAAGAACAATTTAATCTTACTGAACTTAAGAAGGAAAAAGAGAGATTTTTGAACCTTAAGTCGCAATTGACAATTATTTTGAACCAATTGGAAAATACTAAAAAAGAACTCAAAAAGAAGAAAGAAGCTGCTCAATTGTTAAGTAGTGTTCCTTGCGGAGACAGTTTTCCTACTTGTAGGTTTATTAAGAACGCACATGAAGATTTTAACAACTTGAAGCAAAGTGAAGAAAATTATGCAAAACTAGAAGAAAGTAGCAAAGATTTATACAGAACATGTCAAGAGTTAGAAAAAGAACAATTTGATGAAAAAATCAAGAAATATGAAGAATTTTCAATGAGAGACAAAGAAAACCGTCTTAAGATCGAAAATCTCAATCAGAAGATCAGTATGTCTCAAAGTAAGATCGATGACTGTCTAGATAAACTATTGAAGCAAAATCAAAAACTTAAACAACTTAAGTCAATTACGAATGAAGATGACGAAGAAATCATTAATGATCTAAAAAATTCATTAAACAAAGTCAGTAGAGACAAGGATCAAAGAAATGTAGGTTTGATCTCAATCAAAGGAAGAAACTCTTATTTAGAGAAAATGATACAAAACTACATCGAAGAAGAAGAAAAGTATCAAAAGATGATTGAAGATTGGAAATCTTATGAGTCATTCATCGGATGCCTCTCAAAGAAAGGTATACCTTCAATGTTGATCAAGGAAATGCTTCCATCCTTGAACAAAGAAGTCAAAGATATTTTGCATGGTGTCTCTGATTTTACACTTGACATTGAAATTCTTGATGATGACCTCGAAGTCTACATCAACTATGGCGGAGACAACAGAAGAATAGTAGAATGTGGTTCAGGTATGGAAAAAATGATTGCTTCTTTGGCGATTAGGGTTGGCCTGATTAACATTAGTAATTTACCTAAGTCAAATATTTTTATTATTGATGAAGGTTTTGGAGCTTTAGATGATACAAACATCGAAGCATGCGTAAGATTACTAGAAGGATTTAAGAAATACTTTAAAACTATTCTTATTATCTCTCACGTTGATGCAATTAAGGACATTGTTGAAGACACTTTGAGTATTGAAGCAAACGGAAAGGACTCGTATGTTAGATTTGAATAAAAAAGAAAATTGGAAGGCAATTGATAAAAACACTGAAGAATATGAAACAAATGACATTAGATTTGTCAGGCCTGTCAATGATGAAAGTATTCCTGTAGATTGTCCAGAATGCTCCAGTTTGTTTAGAAACATCGAAGACATAGAAACATATAAGAAATATAAAATGTGTTCGGATTGTGCACAGGATAATTACTATAAATTAAATTTTAAATGAAAAGTTTGATAATTATAAATTTATAATTAGACTAATGAAGGAATTATAAATGAATATTCAAACTTCAAATGCATTTGGATCTTTAATAGATAATGTATTTCACAATACAAGTGACGGAACAAGAAAAGTAACTGCTAAATTAATGGGTGATATTTTGACAATTAGCTATCAAAGCATTATCAATTTTTCAAAAGAACAAGGTTTGCATGCTCAGACACCTATGTGTAGAGAAGAAGGAACAAAGTTGATTGGAGATAGAGTAAAATTGATCAAGGCCGGTTTCAAAGATGCTACAGGAAAGTCTTTGAAGATGACAAAAGTAGGCGAAAATGATTTATTTGAAACAATTACAACTAATCCTTATTCACAAAGAAGAATAATTAAGTATAGTCAGAACATACAATTTCAAATTGCGGATTAAAAATGTCTTCGACAAAACAACAACAGATCAGTGAAGTCATTAAATGTGGCAAAGATCCTGTTTATTTTATTAACAAATATCTAAAGATTGAACACCCTACAAAAGGTTTGTTGCCATTTGATACGTATCCATTTCAGGATGATTGTATTAAAGACTTTAATGATCATCGTTTCAATATTATTCTTAAGAGTAGACAATTAGGTATATCTACGATTACTGCTGCATATTCTATTTGGCTAGCTCTTTTTTACAAGCAAAAGAACATTCTTGTTATTGCTACAAAAATGGCGGTTGCACAAAACTTTGTGAAGAAAGTCAAGGTTGCAATTGCAAATTTACCTCCTTGGCTTGTTCTTTCGAAAATCTCTGCAAATAATAAGCAACAGGTCGTTTTTGAAAATGGTTCATCCATTAAGGCTATTCCTACATCGGAAGACGCAGGTCGTTCTGAAGCTTTGTCTCTTTTGATTATTGATGAAGCCGCTTTTATTAGAAATTTTGATGAAATCTGGACCGGTCTTTATCCTACACTGTCAACTGGTGGTCGTGCAATTATTTTATCAACCCCTAATGGTGTTGGTGGCCAATATTATGATCTTTGGATGGGTGCAGAACAAAAGACAAATGAGTTTAATGCAATAAAACTACCTTGGCAGGTGCATCCAGAAAGAGATCAAACTTGGTTTGAAAAAGAAACAAAGAACATGTCTGACAAACAGATCGCTCAAGAATTGTTGTGCGACTTTTCTGCTTCTGGTGAAACTTTTCTTGCCAATGAACAAATCGAATACGTGAAAATGATGGTTAGAGCTCCTATCGAAAGAACAGGACCTAATCAAGATGTATGGGTTTGGAGATATCCTAGAGAAGGGCATCGTTATATCATTTCTGCCGATATTGCTAGAGGTGACAGTGGAGACAATAGTGTTTTTCATATCTTTAATACGGACACAAGAACTGTCGACGTTGAATTCAAAGGCAAATTAGCTCCTGACAATATGGCTCAATTGCTTTATGATTGGGGTCGAAGATACAATAAGGCAATAATTTGTCCTGAAAATAACACTTATGGTTACATGGTTTTAACTCGTCTCTGTGATTTAAAATATTTCAATATACATTTTGATGACGAAAGGCTGAAATATGAATTCACTTATTCTCTTGATAAGAATTCTATTATTGCAAAAGGTGGATTTAACACACAAAAAGACAGTCGGGCAAAAATACTTTCAAACATGGAAGAAGCAGTAAGAAATCAAAGAATTGAAATTAATTCTGTGAGATTTTATGAAGAGCTTAAAACTTTTGTTTGGGCAGGAAATAAGCCTTCTGCGATGAAAGGACATCATGATGACGCAATTATGTCTTTTGCTATAGGTTTATGGGTAACAGAAAAATTTGGTGGTCAAATCTCTTCTGCTGATGTTAATTTAGCGAATGAGATGATTAAAGGTATGAAGGTTAATTCAACAAAGCAAGATGAGACAGTTATTAGTCCTTGGTATGGTGGTAATCAAAAATTTACACAACAATTTAATCCTTTCTTGCCTATCATGACTAATGACAGTATTATTGACACAGGTCAGAACAATAGAAACAAGGCAATTGGTGATTTTTCTTGGGTCATTAGATAAATTTAATTTTAAAATATATAGTATTTCATATAATTTAATTCAAAAGCAAAAGAGCGTTATATTTAAATGGCCAAAGAAAAAGAAAATGAAAGCTTATTTAAAAAACTGACCGACCTGTTCCGTTCAGGTCCTACAGTTAGAAGAAAAGTAAAAGCTTTCCAAAACAAGGCTCCTGGTAGTCCCTCAAGTTTAGACATATTTAGAAAAGCACATAGCGATGTTTATAATTCTACAATTTCAGCTTATGGTTCTTATGATCGTATGGCTCGTTATTCAGATTTTAGTGAAATGGACTCGACTCCAGAAATTTGTAGTGCTCTTGACATTTATGCAGAAGAAACAGTTTCCCCAGATGTTGATGGAAATGTTATCCACATTTACTCAGAGAACAAGAAAATCAAACAGATATTAGATAATTTATTCTATGATGTATTAAACGTAGAATTTAATCTGGTTATGTGGGTACGTAATCTTTGCAAGTATGGTGACTTTTTTCTTTTTAATGACGTTTCACCTGACTATGGTGTGATTAATGTTTTCCCTATTCCAATTGCAGAAATCGAACGTGAAGAAGGCTTTGATCCAACAGATCCAGGCTCTGTACGATTTAGATGGATTACTCAAGGCAATAGAATTTTAGAAAATTGGCAAATTACTCACTTCCGTTTATTAGGCAATGACGCATTTCTACCCTATGGTTCTTCAGTCCTAGAAGGTGCTCGTCGTATCTGGCGTCAATTAATCTTGATTGAAGATGCGATGTTGGTTTATCGTGTTATTCGTGCTCCTGAGCGTCGTGTATTTTATATTGATGTTGGTAATATTCCTCCTGAAAATGTTGGTGATTATTTACAGCAAGCACAGACAGCTCTTAAGAGAAATGCAGTCGTAGATAAAACAACAGGAAAAGTAGATTTAAGATATAATCCATTATCAGTAGATGAAGACTATTTCTTGCCTGTTCGTGGTGGTGATACTGGTACAAAGATCGATACATTGGCAGGTGGTCAAAATACTTCAGCAATTGAAGACGTTGAATACATTCAAAAGAAACTTTTTTCTGCCCTTAAGGTTCCAAAGGCTTATCTAGGCTATGATGAAGAGATAGGTGCTAAAGCTACATTGGCGCAAGAAGACATTAGATTTAGTAGAACCATTCAGCGTATTCAAAAGACAATTGTTTCCGAACTTAACAAAATTGCAATGATACATTTGTATTCACATGGTTATACTAGTGAAGATTTATTGGACTTTGAACTCAAGCTTTCAAATCCAAGTAGCATTGCTCAACAACAAAAACTAGAATTGATTAGAACAAAATTTGAAATTGCAGGTGCAGTGCCTGAAGGTTTAGTCGACAAAGAATGGATCCGTAAAAACATTATGGAATTTAATGACGACGAAATCAAGAGAATTGAAAAAGGTAAGATCAGAGACAAGATTGCAGATATCAAACTCGAATCAATCACTGTCGAAGAACAAGCACCAGGTGGTGCACCCGGTGGAGCTCCAGGAGGCGGAGACATGTTTGG